TCTCATAGCTGCTGTTGCAGTCATAGTTAAGTTGCCTAGAAAGTGCATCAAGCCAAACCCATAAAATCCAAATCCAGGAACAAATCTGTAGTGGACAAAATGGGAAATCTTTTGTTGTTGTTTATCTTCTTTCTTATAGTTTCTTCTAATACTTAAAACAGTTCTAGATTGCTCTTCCACAGTAACAATGTAGGGAAGAGCATACTCTTCATCTATTTCTAAATAACAATGTTGTTCTAATAATGTATATTGTGGGTCACTATTATCTGTAGGAGATAATCCTAAAATAGTATCCATTTTTTCTGATAAAGATGTAGGACTAGGATAGGTTGCTTCAGGTAAATCTATATCGTCATAAATACCTGTACGCATATCTTTGTCTAAATCTACTGGGCTTCTATAAATAACATGTGTATATCTATCTGCTTTACGTAGATTAGAAGCATAGTAAGAAACATAAAATTGGTCTATAGGAACAAACTCTGATACTGGTCTTTTAAGATTAGCATCATAATAAACTTTTTTAAATGCAGAACCTATTAAAGGTAAATGAAATAACATTCTTTCAAACTCATCAAAGTATTCTGGCATCTGCTCAGTTACTTGATAGTTCATAAAATCTTTTACTCTATTAGCTTGTAACTCTTTTTCAGGAGTTGCTTTTCCTAATATTTGAGTTTTAACTGGACCATTTGCAGGAAACATTTCCTGTATTGCTTTTGATTGAAACTTAACTGCTGATTCAATTAACATAGGATGTACTGCTGTACAAGCACCTTCAAAAGGTTCTGATGTATCTTGTATTTTTAATCCTAATAAATCAAATCCTCTTTCAAACATAGATTCCCATTCTGCTCTGGAATCTTTATCTGCTGTATAATTATTAATTACATCTTCTGCTATCTTTGTTAATTTTTCTTCATCTAATGTATCTGCGATATTACCATACCATTCTTTCATTTCACCTTCAGGTTCCATTTCTATATTAACCTCAGTAAAATCTACAGTAACTCCACCATCATTATCTACTTCAAAAGATGGTGAATTAGCTGCTTCTTTAATTTGTTCTGGAAGCTTTACTACGTTTGATATTGTTTCCTCTATTCTATCAAATGGATTTTTTTCTATTGCCATTAATTATCCCCTTTACATACACACATCATCATAATGTGCATTACAACTTCTTCTGTAATTATTTAAATCAGAAGCAGTTAGTTTATTAATAAATAAATTTTTAATGAATTGTTTCCCTGTTTTTAATATTGACATTTTTCCTCTTTAATGCATATTATAACATTAAGTTCTCCAGTATGCAACCTTTTTTTTAGCAGGTGGCTCATCCCACTCTGGGTCTTCAGGATGTTCTAAATGCCATGACTCTTTCATATAGTGTATAGCCATAACCATAGCATCAACTTGGTCATCATGAGCTGCATTAGGAAAACGTAACATTTCCTCTAATAAGTCTTCTGACCATTTTTTATTATTTGGTATCCATACTTGACCTGCTTCTATTAAAGGTGAAGCTGCATATACTCTAGCAACTTTATCTCTATCAGGCAAATATTCTAAAACAGGTAAACCTGCTCTTCTCATATCTTGAATTAATGATTGTCCTGATGCTTTCTTTTCTATCATACAAATATCAGGTCTGTGTTCATCATATAGTTGTTGTGAAATACGTCTTAGTTCTGGATACTCAAAACGACCTTTAACATTTCCTAATAATATTAAATTATTTTTCCAAGATTCAATACCTCGTTCATCTGTATCCATATAAGAAAAGATACCCCATGTTTGTATTACACTAAAATCTGCTGTTGTTTTTGTAGAAAATGCAGTATCATAAGTTTGTATTACAAAATCACAAGGAGGTGGTTCATCTTGGTCCCACCATTGTATCCATTTTTCTTTTATTATTCCTCCTTCATCAGGAGTTGGGTCTTGCATGTAAAGTGCGTTCCAATATCTAGCTCCATTAGATGCTTTTATCTCTGCTTCATCTACAGCAAGAACTTCATCTGGCTTCCATTCTGGAAAATAACTACTACCTACTGGTAACTGCAGTAACTCAGCAGACTCCTCGTCTAACCAGGCAGGTATTCTTACAACTTCCCAAGGAGCAACACTATGTTCATCTTGTTGTTTTAATAACCAACCACATAAATCATCATAGTGATACCTTGTGTTAATAATTAATATAGAACCATTTGGCATTATACGAGTTCTAAGACCTGCAGGGTACCATTCTTTAACATATCTACGACCTGCTTCAGAATAAGAGTCTTCCTCAGACATCACATCATCTAATATGGCTATGTGAGCTCCTCGACCTGCTATCTGAGACCTAACACCTGCTGCATAATATGTTCCACCTTGGTTTGTTTTCCATTTTCCTGCAGCTCTAACATCTGTTCTTAAATTAACACCCTTAAAAATGTCCTGAAACTTTTCATCATTAACAACATCTCTAACACTTCTACCAAAATCACTAGATAATTGGTCACTATGGGAGACAGTTAGTATTTCATGTTCTGGATTTCTACCAATATACCATGCAGGAAACAGTTTGGAACAGATTACAGACTTAGAACTACGTGGAGGTAGAAAGACCATAAGTCTTTTTATCTTTCCTGATTCTAATTGTTGTAGTTTTTCACTTATTACTTCTATATGTCTACCCATCTTAAAGTCTGAAACAAGAGATGGAGCCATTTGTCGAACAAAAGTAATAAAATCTGCTTTAGATTGTTGTTGAACTCTTACAGCTAATAAGCTATTTAGGTCAATATAAGGTTTGAGAGTCTCTATATTCTCTATAGTATTCAAAATATGTTATACCTTTGTATATAATTATATTATAAATAAGAATAAAAATAAAAAACAAAGTATATATGTTATATTATCTTTATATATTATATATAATTATACAGGACTCCCCACCTTTTGTCAAGTATTATTATGAAAAAGCCATAAATTTTTGTAAATATGTGGCAGCTATGTTATATATATATACATACGCGTGTGTTTTTTTGCGTGCGTGTGCGTATATGCGTGTGAGAGTTCGATATTTTATGGAAAACGATACCTTATTTATTAATTAAATGTATGAATGTATATGAATACATTAATTAATTAAATAAATTATAGAATTTGTAGAGATTTGTTGATGTTTTTGTTAGATATTTTATGGAATTTGCGTGGACTTGTGATGATGATGTATGTATATATCGTCTTGCGTGTTCCATAGAATATGGAATAACATAACACACACAAGGATTCCACGACTTCGTAAGTGTTTGATTTTATTTAATTAATAATAATATATATGAATATATATGAATATATATTATATATTAATTATTCATCTTTTCAACCAACCAAGGAGATATAAATGCAATACATTTATGATGACAATGACGATACGATTTACAAAGTAACAATGAGCCAAGAGCAGTTCGATAGGAATGGATTATGTTACTACATGGAAGAAACTTCAGTTTCTGGTGAAGTAACTGTAACACCTATGATGAGTGATACAGATGTTGGCTTTGCCATAGAAGTGGAGATTAAATAATGGGTTATTTAATATTCAGGTCTATTTTGGTTCTCATTATGTTCCTATCTGTTACAGTAGGGACTGTAATGTTTTTAGAAGATTGGGAAACACAAGTGCAAATACACACAGCTTATGCTGTGGGTTCGTTTGCTTTGTTCGTTGCTTTCCCTTTCTTTTCACTTGCCTTTGCATACTCATTTGTTATGCAAGGAATGGAATAATTAATTAAATAACTTTTTAGGAGATGATATGCTTATTACAAAAACTTCAATACTTTCTGGTAAAACCAGAACAAAAGAAATCAATGTTAATCAATCACAGATTGACAAATGGATAGCAGGTATGCTTATACAAGATGCTATGCCTAACGTATCTGTTGATGAACGTGAGTTCATTATGACAGGAAGCACTCCTGAAGAGTGGGATTTATATTTTAACGAGGAGGGATAAACTATGTTTATAGATTTTCACAACTTATCAAAGATAAGTGAAGCAGTAAAACACAGCTATCGTAGAGGTATGTATAGCTTTGATAATGCAGTACGTGACCTAGTAGAACTAGGTTACTCTGAAGATGAAGCTGAGGAGTATCTATTAGAAGCTACAACTCAATATAGCTATTGAGGTGTAATATGAAAAGATACACCAAAGAAACCAACATAGATGTTGAAAAATATTTAACATCTATTCAAGTTAGATTCTATAAAGTTACAAGTAATCTTTATAGAGTTTACAATGGAAGATATACCTATGGCTACATACCTACTACAGGTAGGTGGTTCAGGTATTACACAGGAAAGCAAATAAAACACTACAGAAGTAGTGGTGTAAAAGACTTTGCTACCTATCTATTTGCTAACATAATTAATAATTATTATATGAATGTTAGTGAATATAATAATTATTAATTAATAAGGAGGTCGTTATGGCTAGAGAAATAAAGTATAAACCATACTTTGATGATTCTATAGATGAAAAATTAGAAGATATACAAATGCAATGTGAAAAAATAGAAGCAAAACTAGAAAGTTTTGGTGAGAGATTAGAAAAGATTGCAGACTGTATTTATGATACAGACTATATTTCTTGTCGTAAAGAGTTATGGAGTAAGCTTCATTCTAAAGCTTATGAGTTACAGTATAAGTGTGACTTTTCTAATTGGTTAAAAACTTTTAGACGTGACCCACATAAATAACAACAGGAGTGATTATGCTTTTTGATTTATCAAAACTACCTGAAAATGTTCGTAATGATATTCTTACGAATGACAGGTATACAAAAATGTTCAATGAGTTTCCTAATACATTATTAGGAATCTCAAAGGACTACAAGACTTCTAAAGGTCTTAAAAAAGGTGTTCTGACAGGTATATTATACCTATCACCTGCTGATAGTTCTGGTGTAAACCTATGCCCTATGGCAGAAATAGCGAAGTGCAAAGCACCTTGCTTATTTACAGCAGGTCGTGGTGCTATGAACATAGTTCAAATGGGTAGACTGAGAAAAACTCTGATGTACTTACAGTACCCAGATAAATTTAAAAGTATGCTCATTGCAGACATAGAAACTTTACAACGTAAAGCTAAACGTGACAACTTAGAACCTATGGTTCGACTTAATGGCACAAGTGATATACGTTGGGAAATAGTATTTCCTGAGATATTTTCCATATTTTATGGAATACAGTTCTATGATTACACCAAGATACCTAATAGAAAATTAGGTAAAATACAGAATTACGATTTAACTTACAGTTATTCTGGTGTTACTAAGTATCAATCCTTTGTGGATAGAGCTATCAAAGATAGTATGAGAATGGCAGTAGTGTTTGAGAAATACTTACCTAAGACTTTCAAAGGATTGAAAGTTATCAATGGTGATGATACAGACATACGACCATATGATTCACAAGGTGTTGTAGTAGGATTACTTGCCAAAGGCAAAGCTAGACAAGATACTTCTGGCTTTGTAGTAAGGCAAAGTAATTAATAAAAAATACTATAAGTTTTACGAATAGTATTTTATAATTAATTAATAAGGAGGTTCGAATGAACAAACCAAACATTGCATCAGTGCATTATTTCGCTGAGATAATTGCTGATAATATTTCTCACTTAGTGAGAGTAAGAAAGTCTAAGTTCAATGAAGCATTTAATAATGCTGAAGGAACTTTGTCTATCAGAGAAGAAGTCGTTGATGATGTGAAGAAAGTAATTCTTCAAGCATCTGCTTAATCTCTGCCTGATTGGTAACTTTGCAGGTTAACTAAAGTTACAGAATTTTTTAACAATTTCTAAATTTTAAAAGGAGTTATACTTATGAAAGTATCACAATTATTAAACGAACTACAAGCTCAACAACCTAACACAGGTTATGCACAACTTACACCTAATACAGATGTATTAGACCACAGCAAAGTTATTTACATAGTAAAAAGAAGTCATGGTTGGTATAAGATTGGTGTAACCAAAAACATTGATAACAGAATTGCACAGATGCAATCATATTCGCCAGAGAAACTATCTCTAGTAAGTTCTCTACCTTTAGAAGGTATGGTCTACTTTGTAGAGAGAGCAGTTCTTAATACATTAAAGAATAATCTACCTGTTAACGCAACAAGTGGTGAATGGGTAAAGTTACAAGGCGATATTGAAGATATTAAAAATATGTTTGAACTTGTAGTGAGAACCATTGTAAATGGTACAAGAAGAAGTATCAGAGCAGAGAACTTGAGAAAACAAAAGTTACTTGCTACCTATGGTATCAATGAAAAACTAACACAAGTTAGAATTGCTTTCAAAAAGTAACATTTCTTGTAGCCCTCTGTATATTGCAGAGGGTTACTACAAGTGTTATATGTGTTTATAATGAAGCTCAAAAGTATGTGAGATTGGATAGTATCCCATTATAAATCCACTTGATATGAATTGTGATACATTATATTTAATTATATGTATCACAATTTAATATGCGTGAGTAGGGAAGTAGTCAAACCCAACTGACTGTAAATCAGTCGCCATATGGCTTCGTAGGTGCAAGTCCTACCTCACGCACCAGAAATATATTAAAATAAAATAATAAGAAAGGTATTGATTATTATTTTATTTTAATATATAATTTGTTTTGAAAGGAGATATTATGACGTACAAAGAAGTAACAGAGACGACAGTAACTTACCCAGACTTAGATGAAGAGGAGAAACAATCTCTTAGAGATAATCCTAAAACTTGGAGAGTTAGTATAACTAAAACAGTAACTGAAGAGTTTGTTGTAGATGCAGACACACAGGAAGATGCTGAGTATGATGCAATACAAAAGGCAGAGAATGGTACGCACCCAGATGGGTCTGAGTTAGAAGACGTAACTGTTGAAGGGTCTGAACTTGATAGATGTACATACTTACAAGATGAAATAGATTTTTTAGAAGAGGAGGTGTTATAATGTCACATAGTGGTAACGAACAAAAAAAAGAAGATGCTTTCGAAGAAGTGAAGCAACAATTTATAGATGCAGGTCACACAGAGGAACAGGCAGAAGCACTTGCAGAGAAGTTCGCAGAAGATAATCCAGACTTCTGGCATGGCGAAGAGCCATTGAGTTATGATGGCTACGAGCTAGAGGACTTATCAGATATGGATAGAGAGGAGCCTTGTATATGAGTGAAGAACAAGCACTAAAAGAACTGCTAGTAAAATACTCAAACGAGTACGAATACATATGCTCAGTAGGTAGAGAGCATAGATTGTTACCTACAGAAGCAGAGATGCAATCTAAGATACAACGAGTATGCGATAAGCTAGGTTGGACTTTAGAAGAAGGGCAAGAATACTCAGACTTTATTGCAAACAGATACTAATTAATAATAATATATAGTAGTATTAACGAATATATATTATAATTAATTAAATATTAAATGGAGAAACGAATGAAAAAAGAAAATGATGTAGAAATAAATGAAGGGTTTAGGATTATGTCTGATATGGCATGGCAATTAATTAATCGCATAGGAGATTATGATAAGGTTCAAGCACATGCTTACAGAGAAAATTGGAACAGAGTTCGAGCAAGTTTAACCATAGAGGGACATATAAAAAATGACTAAAAATTTATTTGGAAAATCAAGAACAGTTGACAATCCCTATGCCACTTACAAGCTAGGTGGTTTCGAATGGAGAGTTTTAAAAACTTATCAAAGAAAAGATAAAGAAGATAGCAACCAGTATGCTAGGTGGTTTACTGTATGCAGGTCACCTATGACATATGGTAGTTGGGAGTATGGAGATATGTATATTGCAGAACTAATGAGTATGAATCCAAAACTCACACAAGCTACTGATGAATGGAAAGAAACTTACAAAGGATAACTATGAAAAAATATATACACATAAACCAACACGTAATTAAATCTAATCACAAGCATAACAAACGAGAGCCTGTGATTACTGTAAAAACATACAATAGTAATACCTATGGACATCA